TCACCTTCAATCTTACACGAATTTGAGCAGCCTCCTGAAGAGCAACAATCGCAGCAGCAGATTGAATCCCAGTAGGGGTTTGTCCTCTCGTAACATCATGCACACCACTTATGACCTCAATATCACCTTTCAGCGTCTCAATCATTTGCTGCACATACATCGGCATCGTAGGAGGGCTGTCACGGCGAACTTCACTTCCCGGATTCTTTCGAATAATAAGACCCGGCCTATTGGTAAGCTGTCCTTGCGGAATACCCGCATTCTTGTCGATAATCCACTGCATATTCGCAGTATGCTTCGCATTGTCAATAATCTGGTTATACAAATCATTCGCCTGTTTCTGAGGAGAAAGCAGCCATTTTACTTCACCTTCTCCCCAAAATTCAAACGGAACATCAATATCTTTGAAAAGAAAGAAGGGAAATCTACCGGTATCATACGGATTTTCCTTATCCTCAAACACAATACCAAGCTCCGGTGCGCAGAGAATATACCGTCCATTCGGATATTTACGCTTCGAAATCTTTTCTCCATTTTCCTCCTCAACATCAATCGTCGTATAATCTCTGCACCAGACCTCAAGGACAAGAACTTGATTACTGATGTTGGCATTCTCATTTCTGTCATTTACAAGCTCAGAAAACTGAACATCGCCACCATGAACAAACATCGCCCGATCCGGATAGAGTTTCTTCAATTTATTCTCATGCATGTAATCTGCGTAAATAATGTATTCGGCATCTTCGACAGAAGTGGCGAGAGGATCCGGAAAAAGATTGAAAGGACTGACCTTAATCGGAGTAACTTCTCCATCCACAGAATCATTTTTGTTTTCGCTGTAAGTATATTTCAGCATAATAACAGAAGTACCAATTGCAAAAGTATAAATACTATTCGAAAGACAAATCTCCTGCATATTCGTGCGATGCCATTCCCAGTCCAAAATCGTCGTAATATCATTACTGTACTGAACACCGTCCGCAGTAACAGGAATTGCTTCAAAAGAAGGATTCTGGTCAAACAAAATCGGGCGCATCGACTCTATCGTAGAATAAATAAAATTTGATACATGATTCGTCTTATAAGAAGGGGTAGAAGCATTCTCGTAAAGACTGTTGTCCCAAGCATTCAAATACTCAAGCCAGCGAGAAGTGTAAGGTTCTTTTGCAATCATCGCTTCCTTAAACTTCTGATTCGCCCAAGAAGCAAGTCTTTTTTCCTGTTCGGGAATCTCTGTAATTACTTTCTTTTTATCACCAGACAGATTTTTTCACCTCTGTTATGTACATTCTATTTGTAAAAATTCCGATTCAAACAGACTATCAATAATCTCCGGAACTTCGTCATATTTTTTATTGGAAAACTTTAAATCATCTCTTTCAATTTCAGGCGTGTAATCATCACTTCTTCCTTCCAAAAAAGCCTGAAGCACAATGGCAAAAGCCATTACACAGTCATCGTGTTTTCCTTCCTGCGCATTCGTTTTTCCTTTTTCATCAATGACATAAGTGTAAAGTTCCTGAACAATCTCCACATCCCAAAGTCCGAAAAAACGCTCGCGAATATATTCAGCCAGTTTATCAATGGCATAAGGCTTTGTTTTCGAAGTAGTAGACCATCCGATTTTTTTCGTCATCGTATCATTCACTTTGTCATACTGCTTCGTGTAAAAAATATTGTAATAATCCTGACGCAGAATCGACTTCAGCGTCGTAAGTCCATGGTTGTTATTCTCCACAGCAATGTACGCTTCATTGTATAGACCGCCAATCCTCACGACATACTCGCCAAATAAATCAGGATCAATATGGCTTCGATACTTTGCGCATACATTGAGATCCTCATCAAGAACAATCGCAACCGAATAGTCACCTCTTTCAAGACCTTCCGCGACATCGACACCAATGTAATATTTTTTGCTTTTTTCAGGCAGCACCCAAATTTTTAAAGCGCCTTTGTCACTGTCAATCAACTTGAAATTACGGATGCTTCCGGTAAGCTCGCCAATAAATTTCGGTTCGCAGCAGGCAATCTCATATTCCTTTACAGCCTTCAGATTGAACTTCGGTCTACCACTCGAAATAAAGGCTTCATCCGGAGTAGAAGGGTACTCCTGCCGAAACATGTCCAAATCTCCGCCGCATTTATTTGCAATCGTCTTTTTTCGCCAGTAAAGCTGTTCGTACGAAAGAGAAAACTGCTCTTTTAAAAGCCATTCTTCTGTATGAAGCATATTGCCGTTTTCATCGGCATACATGCTGTCGATTTCCTTTATAAATTTCTCTCGCACATCATCGTTTTCAAACTCGGTAGAATAATTCGGATCATCAAACCAAGGGAAGAATAGGGGAGTAAAATCGTTTTTTTCAGCAACAGCATCATTCCACATGTCGTAGAAATATCCGCCAATCCCGTTCGCCGTGCTTTCAAGACAAACAAAGGTATTCGGTTCGTCCGGCACACACTGAAGAAGTGCTGTCATCGTGTTTTGCGGGTTCGGAAAGAATGCAAGCTCGGAGACATGAACATTATGAAATGTTCCGGAACGCGCCGTATCCGAGGTTCCAGCAGTAGCAAGAGTAATCTTACTTCGAAGTCCCGGTGTTTCCAATTTTTCAGCAGGATTGTTCGTGGGATTCTCAAAAATAAGCTCCTTACTGTTCGCATATTTCGTCATCGGCTTTAGCGCCATCGGAAGTTCCTCATAAAACAGCTTCGACATATTGAAAAGGTTCGTCGTCGCTTTCTCCTCATGCGCTATGATGAGAGAATTTACAAGCTCACGAGTCGCAGTATCGTGGAAAATATAACCTTCCGTAAAGGTAGACATTCCAAGCTGTCTTGCCTTCAAAATGATGTATCTATGCGGCTTG